CCCACCAGTAGACACTAGCCTGATACAAAGGTTTGCCTACCACGAATTAACCAACACTGAAGTCTCCCAGGTTGCCTACATGGCGGCGTTGTATTCTAACTGGCGTGATGCACTGGAGTCAGCACTAGAGCAAAATAATGACTCCATAAATTAGTAGGCTAGTAAACTAATAAGCAATATCCTCTATTAATTTAGAACCCTCTCCTCCAGAGAAAAGGGCGTAGCCATGACCAAAATCATAGACCCATTAAAGTTTGGCAAGATGCTGTGGCCCAACCTGAAGTTCTACAGGGAGCAGAAGGACATCATCTACTCGGTTAGGGATAATGATGAAACCTTCGTGGTGGCTGGCAACATGCTCGGCAAGGACTTTGTGTCGGCATTCATCATACTATGGTTCTTCATCTCTAGAACCCCTTGCAGGATCGTAACCACCTCTGCCGACTACAGTCAGTTAGAAGCAGTGCTGTGGGGTGAGATTAGGAACTTTATTCAGACTTCCAGGTACAATCTGTACCACACAAAGGGCGGACCCTTGATCGTGAACGACATGCACATAAGAAAGGCTATACACCCAGAGGGTAGTAAGGGTCCGAAGGACTTTCAGATGTGTGGCTTGAGCTACATCATGGCTAAGGTGTCTAAGAAGGGTGAGGGAATGCTGGGTCACCACGTAACAGAGGATTCAGTGGAGGGAGGTATCACAGAAGACGGTATTCCCAGAACCCTGTACGTAGCAGACGAGGCATCTGGTGTTGATGACGTGTCTTATAAGAGAGCAGATACCTGGGCTGATAGGAAGCTGGTGATTGGCAACCCATATCCTTGTAACAACTTCTTCTTCAACGGTGTTAAGGGAGGAGATATCAAGCATAAACCCAAGAAGCACCGACGACCTAACTATGTGGAGATCTAGATATGAGCCTACCTGATACTAGTACGCATCAGAACGCTCATCGACCTGGATCTCGTAGCGACATTTCTGGCCACTACCGCAAGGTTATCAAGATAAAAGCAGAGGATAGTCCTAATGTCAGGAAGGCTCTTAGGCAGATAGAACAGGGTATTATACCAACCGGGGAGCTTGTCATTCCAGGTGTCTTGTCATGGAAGGAGTACCAGAAGCGTAGGAAGACCTGGGACAAGGTGATGCAGTCGGTGGGTCTGGACGCAGAGTTCTGGGAAGGTGCTGAGATTCTGATGTATCCGCCGGAGTGGCTGAATCGTGCAGAGCGTCTGGCAAGGCTACTAAGGGGCGTTCATGTACGCAGACAAGCCAAGAGCATAGGTGCTGACCCGGCAGAGGGTGGTGACAAGACAGCAGTGTCGGTGATAGACGAGTTCGGTCTGATGGAACAGACAGCTATAAAGATTCCGGATACTAGTAAGGTGGCTGGTATACTTATCGACACCATGCGTAGGCACGACGTGTCGCCAGAGAACGTGGTACTGGATCGTGGTGGTGGTGGTAAGCAAATAGCAGATCAGTTGAGGAGCCGAGGTTTCATGGTCAGGACCGTTGCCTTTGGTGAGCCGGTAACTCAGGAGGTTAAGAAGGGAACCGCCAGGGTTCCTCACAAGGAGAAAGTTGAACAGAAGGAGGAGAGGTACGCCTATAAGAATCGCAGGTCACAGATGTATGGTGAGTTCCGCAGGCTACTAGATCCAGGTGACGACTTCGACATATCCATGGAGCTAGGATTCCACAACAGTCAGATACCCGACTGGTCAGGATTTGCTATACCGGCCAAGTTCAGGGAGCTACGCAGGCAACTGTCGCTGATGCCTCTACTGTATGACGACGAGGGTAGGATGTTGATGCTACCAAAGAGTAAGAAGAATACTAGGGGTGAAAAGAGTCTGATTCAGATTCTAGGGTGCAGCCCAGACGAGTCGGACTCACTGGTACTGGCGATACACGGCTTGCTGCACAGGAGTAAGTCCACACCCGCCGGTGCCATGACTTCTGTGAGGAGTAGGCGACGGTTGATAGCTAGGTAACTTTTACTGGAAGAGAGTAGTAACATGGCTAGAAGGAAGACAGTGAATGCCAATCCGGTAAGGAACGGCAGCAAGGCCCAGGCCAACGGGGCGACCAAGTTGAACAACGCGGAGCTACAGCACTTTACGGAGGTGGTTAGCAACGTACTGGCGTCCAGGCAGGAGTTCTTGTCAAGGTTCTTTGACCCCAGGAGGAACTTGGATGACGAGTGTGGATACCCTTCCGAGAGTTCATACATCAACCCGGAGCAGTATCAGGTTCTGTATGAGAGGGAACCGATCGCGGCTAGGGTGGTTGAGATGTACCCTAGCTACTGCTGGCAGTTCCAACCGGAGATATATGAACTGGAAGATACATCAGAGAAGACGCAGTTCGAGCAAGATCTGGATATGATCAGCGCCCAGCTAAGACCGGAATTCAGCTACTACACGGGTGAGCAGGGTTCCGCATTAGTTGAGTACATGAGGCGTATCGACGTACTAAGCGGCATCGGCTGTTACGGTGGCTTGCTGCTGGGTATCAACGATGGTAGGACACTAGACCAGCCAGTGGAAGGCTTCCCCGATGAGGGTGTTAGTACTCTGAACCCCAATCTGATAGCAACGTCTGGTGGACAGTACTTCTCTGTGAATCAGTTACCAGAGCCTCCCAAGAGGAGGTTGTTGTATCTGAAAGCTTTCCCGGAGTACATGTGTAAGGTGCAGGAGTACGAGGCTTCACCTTCATCCATGAGGTTCGGTATGCCCAAGCGGTACTCCATCAACTTGTTCGATCCCAGGGATCAGGCTGTCGGTGGCTTCCCTGCTCCTAGCAGTACCATTAACGTCCACTGGCACCGCATCGTCCACATAGCTGACAATCTGTCATCATCCGAGGTGTTCGGCGTACCCAGGATGCGACCGGTTCTTAATCGTCTGCTAGACTTGAGGAAGCTGTATGCCTCTAGTGCAGAGATGTACTACAAGGGTGCCTTCCCTGGTCTATCTATCGAAACTCATCCACAGTTAGGCGGTGACGTGCAGATCAATGTCGAGGCTACCGAGGACATGATGGAGAACTATATGAATGGTCTCCAAAGATTCCTGGCTTTGATTGGTATGAGCGCCAAGTCCCTGGCACCTATGGTGGTGGACCCTACGCCACAGATCATGGTTCAGATTGGTGCGGTGTGTGTGAAGATGGGAGCACCTATCAGGATATTCATGGGTAGCGAGCGGGGCGAGTTGGCGTCTTCTCAGGACGAGGCTGACTGGGATGATAAGGTGAGGGGCCGACAGAGACAGTACTTAACTCCCAGACTGATAGTACCCGTGATCGACCGGTTCATCTCACTGGGTATTGTTGCCAGGCCCAAGGCTGGGTTCTCGGTGTTCTGGCCTGACCTGTCCAGCCAGACCGACCAGGAGAAGGCTACCGTTGCTTTCAAGAGGACTCAGGCTCTGGCACAGTACCTTACCTCCAGGGCAATGGAGATTATGTCACCAGAGGACTTCCTGTCCAGGGTACTGGGTTACACGGAGAAGGAAGCCACCGCTATCGTCGGGCGTGCTAGGGCCAGTACACTTCGATCTGAGATAGTGTTGCCCAAGGATAACTCCAGACTCCAGTCTGATACTAGTACCGCTAGCAGCGGCTCTGCGGAGTAAGGGGACACCATGAGAAAGAAGAATCCTCTGCAACCTATTCAGATAAAGATGCTGGATGTGTTATCTGATGGGTTGCCGCACAGCAGGAAGGAACTACACGCCTGCCTGTCAGATCCTATGGTAGACATGGCCGCAATCCGGGTACACATCTGCCACATACGCAAGGTTCTCCGGCCTAGAGGACAGGACATAGTCTGCGAGTTAAAGCATCGCAAGATCCACTACAGGCACGTTCGGCTGCTACTTGACCCTGGTGAGGACTAGCTTAAAGGGCTAAGATTTGAAAGAGATACTCTCACGGGATACCTAGACTGATCATCTTGGTATATTCTTTGGCTGTTCGGTTTTCCATTCGCTGAAGCCCGTGAGGGTTGGTCATGGCCATAGAGCAGATTGTTGCCAACATAACCGGCAAGATCAGAAAGTCGGTGCTGAATGGCCGAGAGTATCTGGTCGCCCCCATGACCCTTATTGTACCCGGTGTTCTCTCTGGGAGCCAGGGTCCGATACTGTATCCTGCCGAGGAGTTGTCGAAAGACCCTTCTGTGTGGAACGGTATGCCCATAGTGGTATACCATCCAGTCGTAAACGGCCAACCCGTGTCTGCCAGAGACCCATACATTCTGGACAAGCAGGGTATCGGCATCATACTCCGTACCAAGTTCAACGAGAAGCTGACCTGTGAGGGTTGGTTCGACTACAAGTCTGTAGCACAGGTTGACAACAGAGTTCTAGAAGCTCTGGAGAGCGGCACTCCTATGGAGTTGTCAACCGGTCTGGCACTGGACGGCCAGCCTGCTCCTGACGGTGCCGTGTTCAATGGTAAGCCCTACACTTACATCGGGAAGAACTACAGGCCAGACCATGTGGCTATCCTGCCCGACCAGATAGGTGCTTGCTGTATTGATGACGGCTGCGGAGTTCATAATGCAGCCGCACTGGGACACTCTCAACTGCGTAGACTGCTAGCTGATGCCATTGAGAAGAGGTTCGGCAATGGCATGGGTATGTCTGGTATTACAGAGTACTACCCGACCACCTATGTAGTCGAGGTGTTCGACAAGTACGTCGTGTATGAGGTTCACGGTAAGACCTGGAAGATACCCTACAAGACCGATCTCAGGAAGAGCACCGTGGAGCTTGCTAATGAGGCTCCGGTAGAGGTGTCCAGGGAAGTTTCATACAAGCCCCTGAACGAAGAAGTTGTTCCGCCTGTCAACAATGAAAGCGAGGATGATATGCAGAAGAAAGAACTAGTCTCCTGGCTGATCTCCAACTGCGACTGCTGGCAGGAGGAAGACCGGTCTTCTCTGGAGGCAATGAACGAGAAGAAACTCCAAACTCTGAAGGACAATGCCGACAGGGCCAAGAAGATTCTGGCAGACTCCGAGGCAGCCAAGAAGGCTCTCGATGATTCCAGGAAGGAATTCGAGGTTGAGGGTCAGACCGTTACCTTCAACACCGCCACCAACAAGTGGGAGAAGAAGGCCAAGCCAGCTCCGGCTCCTACTCCAACCATTGCCCCGGTGGAGAGCAGGCTGACTCCTGAAGAGCAGGAAGACCTGGCCTTCGCACGGTCAGAGCGTAACCGTCAGAAGGAAACCATCGTCAACCGCATGACGGCCAACCTTGCCGACCCCAGCAAAAGCCAGATGCACCAGTACTTGATGGGCAAGCCTCTCGGAGAGCTTCAAGCCCTGTCGGCACTGGTTCCACAGAACGCTAACCAGCCGCCCCAGTTCCCCGACATCCGTGGTGCCGCCGGAGGCTACCCTCTTGTCAACAAGGATGACTTGGCAGACGAGTTGCTGCCTTTGCACCAGTAAGTCAGGGCGTAGTAGGTGTCCACTACCCCTGTACGCGGGTGTCCGGGGTCGCTCCGTGCGGCGACCGGGGTTGGCTCCGGCTCCCGCTCTAAATCTTAACAGTTATGGAGTAAAACCATGTCTCGCAGAAATGGTATCATTGTCAGTGCAGAGCCTCGGGGAAGGTTCGTAGAGGGTACTGTCGCAACCGGTCAGACCTTCTACCCCGGAATGCTGGTACAACCAGACATCTCGGAAGCTCTCCAGGGTGGGCGTCACGTCTACGAGTTGTACAACGCTGACGCCGATGGTGGCAGGCCCAAGGGGTCACCGGTCCTGGTCCTTGAGAACTACCTACTCGGCAAGACCATGACAGACCCCTACACGGCAGGAGAGCGGTTCTTCGGCTACGTACCAGTGGCAGGTGAGGAGTACAACCTGCTCCTGGCAAATGTTGCTGGTACTGCCGACGATCACACCAAGGGTGAGATGTTGATTGCTGATGATACGACCGGGATGTTCGTCGCCACTACTGGTACGCCCGAGACAGAGATGGCCATGCTCAAGGAAACCATCACCGATCCCACGGCAGACACCCTGGCCTGGTGTGAGTGGACCGGATACTAAGATAACTCAGGACACTGTCTGTCGCCAGACCTTAACCACCATTGGGAGACAAGAATGTTTGTCGATAATTTCATCCAGGTTCCAGGATCGGACTACACCGGCAACGCCGTGGAGGTGATGAACGGAGTCCGATTCGATCCTGGTATGCTCAGGCCATACCTGGGCAAGAACAACGAGCGTCTGGTGACTATCAACACTGGCCGCATGATCTACGACAACACTAAGCAGATTTATCTGCCAGAGCGTCGTCCGGTACGGATTCGTGACCTGATGAACCAGGGGATGTTCCATTCGGTGTGGAACGCCACCTCGCTCCGTAAAGAAGAGTGGATTCAGCTTGACCAGGCAGTAATCCCGGCCTTGCGCGACAGGCTGCGGTTCTACGACGACATGAAGAAGGCCAGCAACTTCTCCGGCTTCAACGGCATGGGGAAGCTGACGCTGGAATACGAGACGACCAACGACGTTGGTGAAGCCGTCGTGGACATGGATGGCCTGTCTCCTGGTCGTACAGACAATCCGCTATTCAAGCTCCGCTCACTGCCCCTGCCGATCACGCACTCGGACTTCTGGTTCAGTGCCCGTCGTCTGGCAGTAAGCCGCTCTGGTGGTGTGCCGCTCGACACTCGTATGGTGGAGATGGCTTCCCGTCGATGTGCAGAGATGGTTGAGGATACCGCCATCGGCATCGAGACTGGTATCCAGTTCGGCACTGTTGCCTCCGGAGTGACGGCACACGACGGTCTGTCCAAGGTGTACGGGGCGACCAACTTCCCATACCGTATCACCAAGACCGATCTGACCACTCCTACGGGTAGCAACCCCGAAGCGGTGATGCAGGACGTTATCGAGATGCGAGAGGAGATGTACGACATCGGTGCGTACGGACCCTTCGTCCTCTACACCAGCACGTCTTATGATGCTTGGCTGGACAACGACTACTTCCGCACCGGCTCCACGGCTATCTCTCGTACGCTGCGTGAGCGTATCCGTGGTATCGAAGGTATCATGGATATCAGACGTCTGGACCAGTTGAATAGCGGGTACCAGATGCTATTGATCCAGATGAGTTCCGAGACTCTCCGTGCCGTCACCGGCATGGCCTTCACTGTGGTTCAGTGGGAGAGCCAGGGCGGTATGCGGCTCAATTTCAAGGTCATGGGCATCGAGGTGCCACAGTTCTTCGCAGACTACGACGGTGACGCCGCTATCGTCCACGGAACCACCAGTTAACACTGGTGAGCGATCTGCTACTACTAGCTAACTAACCGCTATCGCCCTGTCCTACTAGTAACCTAACTCTGGAGAATAAGCATGGCAAGGTTCAAACTCCTGCTGGGACGACACATCCAGAAAGACCCCAAGAATCCTGGACAATCCCTTAGATTCCACCCAGGCGACACTGTAGAGTCTGACGTTGACCTGGTGAAGAAGCACGGAGCAGAAAAGTTCACCCGTATCGACCCTGTGGCACGACGCATGAGACAGTCTGAGGGTGAGGCTGCCGCCAAGTTCCGACCACCGGTTGCCATCCCAATGAAGGAAGGACTGGCCGCAAAGCTGGAGGCTATGGGAGAGGACGAGGAAGCCGATCTGTCGCCAGCTCCCATCAAGGCCAAGGACGCTTACCCTCGCAAGGAGAGCGGCAGGGTTCAGCGTACCAGCAAGATGACTGAGCCGGACTCTGAAGAGTATCCGGACGATGAGGACGAGTATCAGACCGACATCCCCCTCGAAACCCAGGAGACTGAGGAAGAAGAGGAAGACGATGAGGGCGAGGTTCAACTCGACAAGCCCCTGGAGCAGATGAACGTCAGGGAACTGACCAAGCTGGCGAACCAGCACGACATCAGCCTCAAGGGTGCAACACGCAAGGATGAGATGATCAAAGCTCTGAAGGAAGGACTGTCCCAGTAACCCGAATGGGAAGGGATGGTCAACGTGGAATTCTATTCAAGGAGCGGTCCTTTGAGCGATGCAGCAATCGCGACGGTGGTAACAGGATTGATTACCATAGTCACAATGATAGCCGGTGTGATGACCCTGTGGATCAAAAGTGCCTACGCCATTCAGGAAGTCAAGGATGAGGTGAACAAGCAAGGTAATGAGATCAACAGGAAGCAGGACTCTGTTTCTAGTAAGCTGGATCACAACACCGCTATCTCTGAGAAAGCAAAGGAGTCTGCTGCCAAGGCTGAACTCCAGACCAACGGTGCTCTGAGTCAGTACAAGATGGCTGTACTGGAGAATGCTAGTAAGATAGCTGGATTGGAGAAAGACACGGTAGCCATTCGGATGTCACTAGATGTCCTAGCAAAGTCCATCAGCGAGACACGGCACGAGATGCGTGGCCACCTCCAGGGCGTCATCTACAAGCTAGACCTGCTGGCGCTAAAGTGTCTGCAACCTACAGAACCGCCCTGCCCGCCTGAAGATAAGGAGAAGTGAGTGGCGAAGAAGAAAACAGAACCCGCTAAGAAGAGCCTGGGCGTGGCCTGTACCATCAAGCAAGTGCCGGAGAAGGATAGGATAGTAGCGGCACAGCAGGCTATCATTATCAACCCGGTCAACATGCCACCGCCTGAAGCCCTGATGGCGATGAGTACGGCACTCATGGAAGAGTCTGATGATGATCCGGTCCCAGGGTTCCTAGCCCTGCTGACCTCAAAGTACTGGGGTGCCGCTGGCGTGGAGTTGACGGTTGGCTTCATGGAGTCTACGCCAGCCGACCTTCGAGACCGGATCATTAGCCACATGAACGCCTGGAACAAGACCGGCAACATCTTGTTCCGCTACAGCCAGACCAGCCCACAGGTTAGGATTACCCGGTCAGACGAGGGCTACTGGTCTTACATGGGAACAGACATTCGCATGATCTCTAGTAATGAGGCTACCATGTGTCTGTCAGGGTTTACCATGAGGACCAGGGAGGAAGAGTTCCGCAGGGTTGTCAGGCACGAGGCTGGACATACCCTAGGATTCCCCCACGAGCACATGAGGCAGCAGTTGATTGCCAGGCTTGATAGGGAGGCAACCTACCGATACTTCCAGCGAACCCAGGGATGGAGTCGCAGTATGGTGGACTCCCAGGTACTGACACCTCTGGAGGAAAGGTCTATCAGAGGTACTCCCGATGCTGATGACGAGTCTATCATGTGCTACCAGTTGCCGGGGGATATTACCAGGGACAGGCAGCCGATACCGGGTGGTAGTGACATCAACGATATGGACTATCAGTTTGTCGGTACGATCTACCCGAAGGCCGACAAGCCGATTGACCCGCCAGCCAAGGGTGGACTGATCACTACCCTGGTAGGATTAGACAAGGACGGCAAGGAAGTCGCCAGGTTCAAACAGTAGAGGCTCGCATGTTCCAATTTCTGGTACTGCGACGATTAAGACGCATCCAAAAGTTTCTGGAGGAAGTCATGGCTACTCAGGCTGAACTCACCAAACAGGTCAAGGCAATCGGTGACAAACTCACCAAGATTGGTGAAGAGAGTAAAACACTCTTGAGCAAAGTTGACGAGTTGAAACAGGCCGTTGCCGACGCCGAGAAGGTCACACCTGAACTGCAATCAGCAGTTGATGCCGTGGCAGAACAGGCCAAGGTGGTTGACGACCTTGTCCCTGATCCAGCCACTCCGACACCCTGATCGCCCGATTCGGGAGTAAGAATTGCGTGTATGCCGCTCTTGTCGCCGCCGCAATATCCATCGCTCCAACACCGCAACCCTCCTCCCCGGCTTCCGCAGTAACAGCGGCGGCTGTGGACGTAGCCAGGATGGAGGTTGCGTTAATAAAGTCAGGCTTTAAGCCCAAGCAGATCAAGGAGGAGTTGAGGTTCTACCGATACCTGTGGTTCAACTCCAAGGCCGAACACTACGAGGATGACAACGTAGTAAACGTGTTTGACCTGAACCTAAAGTCTGACCAGGGTGTGTTTGGATACCTTACCATAGTCTCACCCAACCTGGGCAGGATTGATCTAAGGGACTTTGGCTGGGACAAGAGGCTGCTGGTGTGGGAGAAGTTCAGGGACATAGACTACATCTTCCATGTAAAGATACAGTTCCTTGAAGACACGGTTATCGAGGAGGTGTGGCCGGGTGGCGAGTACAAGGGTAAGGATTACGAATACGGTGTTTACAACAAGACGCACGCCAAGAAGGGCCAGATAATATCCGCACCGGCACCGTGGTTACCTGAGAAGGAGATAACCTACCTCCGGAAGACCCTGATAACGGAAGTGCCAATAGTCTCGGCCCACTGGAGGTTTGTACAGACAGCACGACAAATCTCCATACGCAACAAGGATGAAGGCGTGGGCTACTACGAGTGGCTGGGCATCAAGAAGAGACAGGACTTCTTTGACCTGGCTGGTGTGAATGAGGACCGTGCGATCAAGAGGTTCAGGGAGTGGCGAGCCGTAGTCGAACGCTCTGGTATATCACAGCAGGGACGACAGATAGTCAGGCTGGGTGGTGACGACGCCGTGTGGGGTACACTGGACGTGTTCAGCCAGGTGGGCAGGGGTCAGCCCAAGAAGAATCTGGAGCGTGGCCAGTTCTTGCATGACGCAGAAGAGTGGTATGGGTTCCTACCCAACGGGTTGATGCTAACTCTGCTGGCGAACGCCCAGGGGTTGGCACAGGCGACGGCACCAGACCAGATCGGTCCGGACGACTCGACTCTAAGGGTCGGCAAGGACGCCAGGGTGCACGCCAACCTTTCCTGCATACGCTGTCATGGCTCTGATAAGGAGATGCTCAAGCCTATCAACGACTGGGTCAGGAAGATCTTCAGGGCTGGAGGGCCACTGGAGTTAGCCGATAAGAAGAAGGATGTCATCCAGCGTCTGAAGAACCAGTACTTAAGAGACCTTGACAAGCTACTGGCCAGAGACAGGCAACGCTACACCGAGGCTATTGCGGAAGTCACAACCACCAAGGCCAACCCCAAGGGCAAGACCAGTACAGAGATAGCCAAGCTCTATGGTGAGTACTGGAACAGGTACGTAGAAGAACCTGTGACCGTCGAGGTGGCAGCCAGGGAGTTAGGCACCTGGAGTTGGAAGTTGAAGGATGCTATCCGCAAGCACATGAAAACCAGGGGTGTCACGGATTTGATACTCGCTGCTTTTGTAGACGAACCCTCGGGTAGTATAACCAGACTCGAATGGGAAGAGGTGTATGGCTTCACACAGACTCTCATTCACGGCTTGACGGCTCTGCCTGAAATCGAGAAGAAGGAAGAAGCCAAACCGGATTGACAACCAGGGTGTTCCTTTCCTCCAGAAGAAGGAGCAGTTATGAAGTCTGTGATCGTCGGAATGATGGTGACACTGCTCGTCACCTCCCCAGTAATGGGCCAGTGTTACAGCAGCGGATACCGGTCGAGGGTGACATACTCACCAAGCTACAGCTATCCGAGCTACAGCTACAGCACTTACTCCGCACCTGTGAAGTACGAGGTTGTGGAGAAGGTGGTGAAGAAGGAAGTACCGGCGTTCGTAACGTACCAGGCTGTCGTACCATACGCCTACGCTCTCCTGAATGTCTTCCCTAGCTACGGAGCACAAGCCGCTCCTGGCTACCAAGCCACCTACCCGTCATACCCTAACCCCGGATCGGCTCAGCCTCCCAACCCCAACCCTGCCTCCAACCAACCCAACGGTCAGTCATCGGAGTTGAAGCAGGTTCTCGATATTCTCCAGACCATGAACAAGGATTTGAAGTCCATGGATGCTCGAGTCCGCTCTCTGGAGGATAGACTCAACGGTACGCCAAGGAGGGAAGAAACTCCCAGGCGGGAAGAGTTACCCAAAGAGTCTTCACCCACTCCCGAGAAAAAGGAGTTGAGTCTGAAGCAGGCCAACCAGCAGGGAGGGTGTTACCTCTGCCATGACAAGGGTAACGAGGCTGTGGGTGGCGGGTTCGTACTGTTCGACAAGGATGAGATTGCCAGGCTGACGGTACGACAGATCGAGAAGCTGGTGCGGCACGTTGAGTTCTCTAGCATGCCGCCAAGCGATAAGCACCCAGACAAGGATGTTGTGGCGGTCGTGGTCAAGAACAAGCTGCAACCGCCCAGTGACGCAGTAGTCTTGGCCTGGAAGAAGGAAGCATTCCGCCAACTGGAGGAGCGGAAGAAGGAGAAGGTAGAGGCAGAGAAGAAGTAGGGGTCTGAACGGAGAATAGGCATCGCCCTCACCTGAAGGAGATAGTTATGAAGAGTTCCGCAATCGCAGTAGTCGCTCTCTTGGGAATGGCCACCCTGGCTGAAGCCGGAGGCTATGACGTCGGATCACAGTTCCAGGTACGATCCAGATTCCGAGCACCTGTGCGTCAGAGTCACGGATTCTCGGCAGGATTCCAATTCCAACGGGCACCTGTGTATGCACCGTCAGCACAGTTCGCGTTCCAGCGTGCACCGGTCTACGCACCGCCGGCACAGTTCTCCGTGCAGCAGTCTTACAGCTTCCAGCAACAGCAGGTCTTTGATGCTGCTCCGGTATACGTTCCTCGGGCACCCCTGTACGCCCCGTCGTGTGGGGCTGGTGCCCAGTTCGACACCGGTTACGGTGGTGGCTGTACTCCGGTTGGTGCCGGGTTCCAGTTCCGGGCCAGGGGTAGCTTCTACCGGTAAGTTGGCTTAGTCCGGGTAAGGGGGAATGGAGTCCCCCTATCTTCTGGAGGGTAATACTATGGCCAGGGTTAATGCAGATGAAGTTCAGACTCTACTGGAAACTGGTGGCGATTATGATACCGAGAACGAGCCTGACCTGACACCCTTCATCGACAGTGCCAACGCTCTAGTTAGTAGAGTTGCTACCTGTGCAGAAACCAAGGGTGAGACTCTGTCGAGTACTGAACTGGCCCTGATAGAGCTATGGCTGGCGGCACACTTCTACTGTATAACTGACAGGACTTATGCAGAGAAGAAGACCCTGGACTCTTCAGCCAAGTTCCACGGCAAGACTGACAAGGGTCTGGATTTCACCCCATACGGCCAGACCGCCAAGGATATGGACCCAACGGGCTGCCTGGTTGAGATTACTTCCAGGAAGAAAGCCAGGGTACTATGGCTTGGTAGACCACCTAGTGAGCAAACCGACTACCATCAAAGAGACTAGCCCTTAGAGTTTCACACTAGAGAGACTAATTATGCCACACCAAGAATCTAGTCACCGTAACGAGAAGGCTCTGCTGTGGGAAGCCACTGGTGCGTTCGATAACTACGGTCAGCCGGTAGTTGGTGATGTAGAAGAGATTGACGTTAAGTGGCAGTGGTCTAAAATGGGGTCAAGGCAGCCGATGATAGGTGCCAGGCCAATAGAAGCCATAGTTCATGTTGGTAGGGAAATCAGAGAAGGCAGCCACATGCTCCTGGGTGATGAAGAAGAGTGGCTGGCGGGATCTGGTGTAAGCGACAACGATGTGTACGAAGTAGTATCTTATCAGGAAGCGAAAGACGTTAAGGGCAGGGGTACTCGCAGGCTAGTCAAGCTTGCCAGATTTAAGGACAAGCCATGATCAGAATGAAGTATGTGATTAACATAAAGGAGTTGAAGAAGGTACTCGCCATCAAACACACGATGAGGGCCAAGCGAGCCACAGTTGCCGTAGGATACACCGCCAGGTATGCTATCTACCAGCACGAGAATCTTCAGTATAACCATACGGTCGGTGAAGCCAAGTTCCTGGAGAAGCCTGTAAGGATGGAGGCACACCGGTTGACGGAAGAATTCAGGACCAGATTGTTTGCTGGCGAGTCTCTTGTAACAGCACTGTTCAAGACTGGTCTTCTGCTCAAGGAACTCAGCCTACCATTAGTCCCAGTAGACACCGGATTTCTCAGAGAGAGTGTATTCGTAGAAGTTGAGAAAGTGGAGCATTAACCATGCCCGGACCATTGGCCCACTCCCCTGCTGACATCACGCGCAAGGCTATGGTGTCTCTTGGCCTCGGCACCATACCCTCCCAGCAGGAGGAGTGGCCAATTTTTACAGCCCTAGAACCAGCCTCCCCAGACAACTGTGTAACTGTGTACGACACCACCGGCAGGCAGTCTGGCAGAACACATAACGACGGAGAGGTTCAGGAGCACCACGGTATCCAAGTTAGAGTCAGAGCCAAAACTCATAAC